GTATATAAAATATAAAAAAAGGAGTGTTTACTCCTTTATATGCTGTAATGTCTCTAAATGCATTGCCCTCTCCGTTAGGGAGACTAGAGGGCAACTAAAAACAAAGTGAGAAATAATCTTTTTCACTTTAGATCACTCCCCTCTAACTCGAAAATGAGTTTAATTAATTGTAACATAATTTTAAAGCAGTGTAAAGAAGAAGAAAGGAAGTAGAATGAACGAAAAAGACATAGACAGAATAGCGGATAAGATATTGGAAAAAATGAGGAATGATAAGGAAATAAAAGCTGAGAAACAGTTAACTCCATTTCAGAAGACAGAAAAGCTATTATCAGAATTGTCATTATTAAAAGGAGCTATTGATTCAAAAAATATGCTCATAGAGGATTTAAAGAAAGAGGGCATATCAATTCAGAAAAGAGAAGCAGGAATGAATGTTCAGTCAAGTAAAGTTTATCTTTCGGAACTGGAAAAGGTAGAAAATAGGATAGAGAAACTTCAGGAAGAAATTATCAGGATAGAAAATGTTGTAAACATGGTTGAGAGAGCTTTGGATACAATCAAAAACAATAAGCATTATGACATAATAGAAATGAAATATTTTGAAGAGCTGACATTCGAGTATATAGCTGAGAAATTAGATATAAGTGAAAGAACAGCAAAGAGATACAAAAACAAAATGATTAGACAATTGCAACTTATCATTTTTTCAGATGATGTATTAAAAAGTATATTGAACTAAAAATTGTCACTTTTTTGTCATTGTATAAAATTTTTAATATGTTATAATATGATAGAATGAGGTTTTAGAATTTGAGATAACTTTTTGTCGAGGTGAGTTTTGCAAACTATACACCTGACTACCAAAGGCAGTATAAGAGCTGTCTTTTTTATTTACAAGAAATGAGGTGAATGTAGCATTGAAATTAAATGCAAGACAGAAAGCTTTTTGTGAATATTATGTAGCTAATGGAAATGCTACTGAATCTGCAATAAAGGCTGGGTACAAAGAGAAATATGCGGGAGTAAATGCTGATAAATTACTAAAAAATACTAACGTTTCTAAATACATAGAAAAAATAACAGAAGAAATTGCGAATAATAGAATAGCAAAAGCTGAGGAAATACTTGAATTCTTAACCGCAACTTTAAGAGGAGAAGTAACCGAAGAAGTTGTAGTAGGAGGATTTGGAAAATCAGTAACAGAAAAAATAGTTAAAAATGTAGATTTAAAAGATAGACTGAAAGCGGCAGAACTTTTAGGCAAAAGATATAGGTTATATACTGATAAAGTTGAAGTTGAAGGGGTTATTCCAGTCATGATTGTAGGTGAAAGCGAACTTGAAGAGTAAGAAAGTAAAACTGCCACAATTAGTTGGAAAAGGATATAAGGATTTTTGGAATTTCAAAGGAAGGTATAGAGTTTGTAAAGGTAGCCGGGCAAGTAAGAAGAGTAAAACGACTGCTCTTTTTTTTATTTTTGCACTAATGAAATATCCTGGTTCTAACTTATTAGTTATAAGAAAAGTATATAGAACTTTAAAAGATAGCTGCTTTGCAGATTTGAAATGGGCAATAAACAAACTTCAGGTAAACGACTACTGGAGTATCAAAGAAAGTCCACTTGAAATTATTTATATTCCAACGGGACAAAAAATCCTATTCAGAGGTCTGGACGATCCACTTAAAGTTACTTCAATAACAGTTGAAACTGGAAATTTATGTTGGGCATGGGTTGAAGAGGCTTATGAGATAAACAGGGAACAAGATTTTAATATGCTCGACGAGAGTATAAGAGGAGTAGTGGAAGAGCCTTTATTCAAACAGATAACGATTACTTTTAACCCCTGGAACGAACGACACTGGCTTAAGAAAAGATTTTTTGATGTTGAAGATGAAAACACACTGGCAAAGACAACGAATTACATGTGCAATGAATGGCTTGACGAAAGTGATAAAAAGCTATTCGAAGACATGAAGAAGAACAATCCACGACGTTATCAGGTTGCAGGCTTGGGAAACTGGGGAATAGTTGAAGGACTGGTATATGAGAACTGGGAAGAAAAGGAATTTGATTATACGGAAGTGGCTAAAATGCATGGAGTCAAATCGGCATTCGGACTTGACTTCGGGTACACCAACGACCCCACCGCTTTATTCTGTGGACTGATAGACGTGTCGAACAGAAATATATACGTTTTTGATGAAATATATCAGAATGCCATGAAGAACAGGGAAATAGCGGAAGAAATAATCCGTAAAGGGTACGGAAAGGAAAAAATAACTGCCGACAGTCAGGAGCCGAAGTCAATAGACGAGCTTTATGACTTAGGACTTAAGGGAATAAGGAATTCAAGGAAAGGTAAGGACAGTATTAATAATGGGATACAGTACATCCAGGATTATAAAATCATAATACACCCAAGATGCGTTAATTTCATTACAGAGATATCCAACTACATGTGGGACAAAGATAAGTTTGACAATGCGGTCAATAAGCCGGTAGACGATTTTAACCATCTGATGGATGCCATGAGATATGCACTGGAAGACTATACGAAAGGCCCTACATTTTCTTTTGATTAAGGAGCTGAAATGTTTGAATTTATAAAAAGATTTTTTAGGAGAAAAGATAAAATGGAAAAGGACAATATAAGCTTATCAGAAGTTGAGAGTATCATAATGTGGCACTTTTCAAGCGACAGCTACAGAATGATGCTTGACGGTAACAGATATTATGCAGGAGAACATGACATATTGAAAAGGAACAGAACTGCAATAGGCGATGACGGAAAGTTGATAACGGTTAACAATCTGCCAAATAATAAGATTGTAAATAATCAGTATAAAAAACTGGTAAAGCAGAAGGTGAATTACATTGTGTCAAAAACACCGAGTATAAGCACTGACAACGAGAAATATAACGAGCTACTTAATAATCTATTTGATAAAGGGTTCCTCAGAACAATTAAAAGAATAGCCACTGATGTCTATAACAACGGCATCGGCTGGCTATTTTTATATGTTGACGGAGAAGGAAATTTGAAATTTAAAAGATTGAACTCTGTCGAGGTCATCCCTATATGGACTGACAACGATCATACAGAACTTAAATATGCAATCAGAAAATATACCAACCAGGTATACAGGAACGGAAGATACGAAAAGGAAACGCATATAGAGTTATACAAGGACACAGGTGTTGAATATTACACTCTGAAGGATAATAAACTTAATCTCGTTGTGAAAAAAGCATACCTGACTGTTGACGATGCACCGTACAACTGGCAAAGAATACCACTCATAAGTTTCAGGTCAGACGAACTGGAGCAGCCTCTACTTAACAGGGTAAAATCACTGCAGGACGGACTTAACATGCTCATGAGTGATTTTATGAACAACATGCAGGAGGACAGTAGAAATACAATACTCGTTATAAAAAACTATGACGGAGAGAATTTAGGTGAGTTCAGAAGGAATCTGGCAACATACGGAGCAGTAAAAGTCAGGGAAGAAGGGGAAGTATCGAGCTTGCAGGTTGAAGTGAATGCAGGAAACTATGATGCGATAGTTAAACTTCTGAAACAGACAATAATCGAAAATGGAGCAGGATTTGATAGCAAGGCAGATACACTTGGAAACAATCCGAATCAACTGAATATACGTTCTATGTATTCCGAAATTGATTTGGAGGCAAACGACTTTGAAACTGAATTTCAGGCAAGTTTTGAAGACCTGTTATGGTTTGTCGCAAACCATTTAAAGAATACCGGACAAGGAGACTTTTTAAATGAAAAAGTTGAAGTTGTACTTAACAGGGATATTCTGGTTAATGAGAGTCAGGCGATATTGGACATCAAAAATTCAGTTGGAATAATATCTGAGGAAACAATACTCGCTCAGCACCCATGGGTGGCAGATGTGCAGGCAGAACAGGAAAAATTGAAAAAAGAACGTAGTGAGAAAATAGAAGACTATGGAGGATTCGGTGAACATAATCACAACAGCCCCCCAGCAGGGGGAAAGGATTAGATATTTTTGTTTTTAAGAACATCTGATCCTTTTTTTGTAAGATAGAAACTGATTATTTCAGGTCCTTCTTTATCAATAGATATATACCCTTTATCTCTTAAAAAATAAAATTTATCTCTATACGAACCCAACAAGGGCACAGCTTTAACTGCATATAATCCAGAATTCGTTTGACTATATTTACAAGCTTTAAGAAATATTTTGATTTCTTCAAGACTCATGAACACCACCTACACTTTCTATCGGAGTACCGATTATACAATTATACCTTAGAATTTAAGAAAGGCAAAATATGAGTAAAAATAATTATTGGCAGGACAGATTTATCGAGGAAGAGGAAAGGCTTAACAAGATAGCGGGAGACGAATTCCGGAGACAGCAGCTGGAATACGAGAGGGCTATATCGAGACTGAATAAAGATATCGAAGTATGGTATAACAGGATAGCAAAGAATAACGATGTATCACTAGCTGAGGCTAAAAAGATGCTGAATGACAAAGAACTTAAAGAATTTAAGTGGACGCTTGACGAATACATCAAGCACGGGGAAGAAAATGGAATAAAGAAAGACTGGAGCAGACAACTTGAGAACGCAAGTGCAAGAGTGCATATAGAAAGACTTGAGGCTATGAAGTTACAGGTAAGAGGGGAAATAGAAAAGCTTTATAATGGCCGTGAAAGTGGATTTGAAAGCTATCTTAAAAATCTTTATAAAGACCAGTACAACCGTACAGCTTTTCAGATAGCAAAAGGTACAGGAGTAGGAACTAACATATACAGCCTTAACGATAAACTGGTAAATACAGTTATTAAAAAGCCATGGGCTCCTGACGGGAAAAACTTTAGCGACAGGATCTGGGAAGATAAGGACAAGCTCATAAATACTCTGCACACGGAAATGAC